ACACCTGAGTGGTTACGCAATATGCCTACGACCCTTCCAAATCTTCATCCTATTACCCAACAGATAGGATCTCCTATTATTAATATACCTGGTTGTGTTACCTATCATAAGGAGCAATCAACCACTGGTAAGATGCAGGATGAGTTGAGGAAGAATGATAAAGACGGTAATATGGTCTTATGTGATAGTGGTGTACCATCATTTTCACCTATAGATTACGACGCAAGTAGAATACAATATAAGTATGAGCCACCTGTCCCTGTATATCAACCACCCCCAGAGGCAGAATTGCCAGGTCCTCCACCAGTGCCTGATACAAGTGGTGTAACTAAAGAAGAGGAGCAGCAATGCCCTACTGAGATCCAAGAAGCGAAGGAGCCAGTAGGCACAGTAACTGGTGATCAAAAGATTGTCGAGTATAAACTCATAAAAAATGGCACACAGATAGAATGTGTGCCTATAAAGGTCAAGGTGTCAATACCTGACCAAGTTGTTGGAAATATACCCACTGCAGGGGCAATAATGGCTACTACATCTATTGCTGTAGTTGCAACAACCTCTGCTCTATTAGCAAAACCTTTAGCAGAATTACTATTAAAGGTTGTAAAACCTGCTGTGAAGAAGGTAATGTCTAAGATTAGTTCTAAGGGGTCACATCCCCGACACTTATCTCTTTCAGAGAGGAGGACTGACCGTTACCGTTCGAAGAGGGGGTTACCACCTTTGAAGAGGAAACTGGATTGATACTATGTGTATGTGGCACACCTTGAATCATCTTAGGATTCACTACCACATCCTTACATAGGTCAAAATAAGGACTCCAAGTTGCGAATGTAATACCATTCTGGGCAAGCTCACCACATCTGGATAATCTTGTAAGCTCAAATTCTAATCTACGATTAGCAGTCATTTGCTCACGCAACATGTTGTGATTTCTTGCTGCTTCCTTACACAATTCCTGTGCTTCTCCGTCCAATGGCCATGAAATAGTGGCAGAGAAACCTGCATTCCAGTTATAGTTATCTTTTTGTCCCGTTCTTATTTCTCTATGATACAAAATCTGACCTGGATGATCGGGAATCCCGTCTGGAATTGCGTTGCCATTGTCATCAAAGTCTCCAACAAGGTCAAGCATGTTGTATACAGGATCTTGATAGGTCGGTTCGTAAGGAAAATTCCATGAAGTTGACCTAGTGACATATGGAGTAAAATTAGCGGTAGGTCCCTGACACACAATACCATCACCATATCCATTCTGGATATACGGTCCTTGTAAAACTTGAATTGCCTGGTTGGTCACTGAGCCTGAGCTATTCGCGACTGGGTTTGCTGTCGCAGACACACCACCTACAGTCTCAGCGTTAACTGGTGCTGCAAATGCTAGTGCAATTACTGGGTAAAGATACTTGTGGTATCTGTTACGCTTTGAATTTTTGTTGTTCTCTCGATGATCGTGTGATTTTGCAGACCTGGTCCGTGATACGTTTCCATGAAACTGAAGTTTCCACCAGGTGTGCTTTGGACCCACGTTGGTTTGTTGCTTGGGTCTAGGTTTAATCCTGTCCATGTCGAATTAATTCCATTACTAGTTGTAGACGTTTGTGGTGCGGTCACTCCAATGCTGCTTGTTGCACCAGGTGTGATTGTCCCATTGTCCTGTGGTTTCACCCCATGACCTGATATACTGTATGTATATCCTGTGGAGTAATCCATCGAATTTATGACCTCAGTCACTTCAGAAGTAGTTTCTGTATGGCTAGTCATTTGGCCTTGCTGAAAATTAGGTACTACAGGCACTGCCTGTGCAGCACTGCTACACAGTAACAACATGCCTATAGTAAACCTCTTTATCATCCTACTTGATTAGGATTTCGCTAGTGAATTGTCCAGTAGCTGATGTGCCTGCTCCTCCAGCTGTTAGACCCATCGTTGATGATGAATCAATAGTACCAGCTAGATTGCCTGCAGTACCTGCAGCAGTACTTGTCTGGTTACTGAAGTTATGTACTTCACCAACTGTCGGTGCACTAGAACCTAGAGCATCACCTTGATAGAAAGTTTGAGAGAAGCTGAAACTTTCCCCTGCAGTTGCTTGGGTCGCTGACAACGTAGGAATCGCTCCAACGCCTGAGGAGACAGTCAGACTACCAATAGAGCTTGTTGCACTACCACCAGAAGGTGTATATTGTGTGGTAACGTTGTTACCTGTGACAGCATATGAGCTACCAACTCTCTGTACATTTGTTGCAGCTGCATCCACAGTGAGTTGTACACTACTGGACAAGCGATGCGTGATATCCGCCTGTGCGGGTGCGGTCAACATAAACATTCCGAAGAGCACTGCTGAAATCTTTTTCATTTTATCCTCGCGAGGGATGTGCTAGCTCTATTTAGCGAAATAATTATTAGACGGTTGTTACCAAATATTTCTTCGGGTATTACCCTATACAAAACCTAGTCATACACGCTAAATATAGGTGGTTGCCTTCGGGGACCACACAATCAAACTCGCTTTTTAAGGAGAATTATGAAACTAACTAAGTGGACATCTAAGGATGTCGATGCAATTTTTGATGCAGCCAATCGCTACAGCGTAGGACTAGACGATCTATTCTACAGACTGCATTCATATGGAGCAGGATCACCAGGTGGTCAGTATCCTCCATACAATATCATTAAGGAATCCAACGTCAAATGGAGAATCGATCTAGCACTAGCAGGATGGAGACCAGAAGACATTGAGGTAAGCACAGAGAGTAATATCCTAATTGTCAAGTCAGTAGATCAAGAAGAGAAACCAGACAAAGAGGACTTTGTATACAAAGGTGTAGCAGGTAGATCCTTCACACGAGGATTCAATCTATCTGATGACGTAGAGGTTAGTGAAGTTACCTTCAACAACGGTATGTTATCTATCACTCTCAATAAAATTATCCCAGATCACCAGAAGAGAAAGGTCTTCAATATTCAGTAGACTGGGACTCTACCCACTCTGCATTCTGTCTACAGTATGCGTGCACATCCATCTCCATTTTATAGTGTGCATGGGTGTGTATGATTTGAATGACCCCTAGCATTCCTAGGATAAGTAGATTGAATTGGGTCACTGGGTGCTTCAACACCGACAACAATTTCATAGACCTATACTGTGGTATACTATATACTACACAAGAAAAGAGACTCTTAACACAGGGGTCTCTTTTTGTTTGGAGACACTGACTATGAACATGTATGTAAATCTGGCACCACCTCATTGCAAAGATCTAACTATGTTGACTTTGGACGTGCCATCTGATAAACTAGATGAGGTGCTAACCCTACTAGAAGAAAACTATGAGCGTAAAGGTAGCAAGAATGGCAAACGGCGAGGACGTAATCGCTGACATCAAGGAAGTTAGAGACTCCGAAGGTGATGAAGCTCGTGTCCTTGCATATGAATTTAAAGACTCTTTCTCTATTCAATTAGAAATGAATGACCAAGAGTATCTTGTCGAGGAGGCGGGTAAATCTAACCCTCTTGGTAATATTCGTATGAGATTTTATCCATTCTTCCCATTGACTGTAGGATCTAATTTTATTTCTCTACAACACGTTGTGAGTATTGCTGATCCACATTGGGAAGTCCTCAAGCGATATGAAGACGCATTGAAAACCATTAAAAAATCACGAAAAGATGATGTTAAAGTTGATTATTCTGAAGTACCACCCGAAGGTCTCGTTATTGGGTGACCTAGTGGAGATGGATGAGGAGCCTAGTTTCCTGATCCAAAACTGCCACGAGGTAACAGAGGATGGACTCAAGAAGTTTCCATATTATAGCGATCAAGACGACCTATTCATCGACAGTACTGATGTATTAACGGTAGTAGATCCCTCGGCAAAGGTTGCAAAACAATACCTAGTAATGCTAGAATCCAAAGAGAAGAAGACAGACAAGAATGAGTGATTTTTACACTAACGTAATCATCTTTGGTGACACTGCGTTGGTAAGGGGATACCGTAACGGTGAGCGTGTGCAATACCGTGAGAAGACCTCCCCTTCACTCTACTTGGTGCCTGCAAATCAATCAAAACCATCCAAGTATAAGACTCTGGATGGTAGGTATGCACATAAGAAAAAGTTTGATGGTGTCCGTGAGGCACGAGACTTCCTGCAGAAGTATTCCGACGTAGAAGGAATGGAAGTCCATGGGTATGAGCGGTTTGTATTCCAACATATCGCCCAGAAATACCCTACTCGTGTCAACTATGACATGTCTAAGATGAGTATATGGACAATCGATATCGAGGTTGCATGTGAGAATGGATTCCCTGATGTAGATGCATGTCAAGAAGACATGTTGTGTATCACCATGAAGAATATGATCAGTAAGAAGATCATTTCATGGGGCACACGAGAGTATGATCCTCCCGAAGGTGTGGAGTATCGTGTCTTCAACACTGAGCATGAAATGCTGCAGGACTTCCATAAGCATTGGGTGCATGACACCCCTGACATCATCACAGGGTGGAATAATAACTTCTATGACATGCCTTATATCTGTCGTAGAATTGAGAAGATCCTAGGAGAGAAGTGGATGAAGAGTCTCTCACCTTGGAATGTTGTAAAAGACCGCACAGTAAATGTGCAAGGCCGAGCAAATCTTGTCTACGATATTCTTGGTGTTACTATCCTTGACTACCTTGATCTATACAAAAAGTTTACCTATTCTGCACAGGAATCCTACAGTCTAGAGCATATCTCTACTGTTGAATTGGGTGAGCACAAACTTGATCACAGCATGTATGAAAACTTCAAGGACTTCTATACATCTGACTGGCAAAAGTTTGTAGACTACAACATCCATGACGTTGAATTGGTTGACCGTCTGGAAGGCAAGATGAAACTTGTTGAGTTGGCAGTCACCATGGCATACGATGCCAAGGTAAACATTGATGATGTATTCTCACAAGTAAAGATGTGGGATACTCTCATCTATAATGATTTGTATCAAAAGAATATTGTTGTGCCCCCTAAGCAAACATCCGACAAGGATGATAAGTATGCAGGGGCATACGTCAAAGAGCCTGTGCCTGGTGTTTATGACTGGGTGTGTAGTTTCGACTTGAATTCTCTGTATCCTCACCTTATAATGCAGTATAACATCTCTCCCGAGACACTTATCGATGAGAGACACCCACGAGTATCAGTAGATAGGATCCTTGACGAAGAGTTTACTGCCCATCCTGATTACGCTGTCTGTGCTAATGGTGCTCAGTATCGTAAGGATATACATGGATTTCTTCCTGAGATGATGCAACGCATCTACGATGAAAGGAAGATCTATAAGAAGAAAATGCTCGCTGCCAAGCAGGAGTTTGAGAAGACTGGTGATCCCAAACTAAAGAATGATATCTCCACCTTCAACAACATCCAAATGGCAAGGAAGATTCAACTTAATAGTGCCTATGGTGCTATTGGTAATCAATACTTCCGTTACTATAACTTGGCAAACGCTGAGGCAATCACTCTATCTGGTCAGGTCTCTATCCGATGGATTGAAAATAAGATAAACAAATTTCTTAATAAACTATTAGAGACAGAAGATAAAGATTATGTTATTGCTTCTGATACCGATTCCATTTATTTGCATATGGATCCTCTGGTTAAAAAGATATTCAAAGAGCGAGAGGAGAGCGATCAAAGCGTATTGCGGTTCCTTACGAAGGTGTGTGATGTGGAATTTGAAAAGTATATTCAGAATTCTTATGAAGAATTGGCAACCTATGTAAATGCCTACGAGCAGAAGATGTTTATGAAGCGAGAAAACATCGCTAATCGTGGTGTCTGGACTGCTAAGAAAAGATATATTCTAAACGTATGGGACAGTGAGGGTGTCAGGTATCAAGAGCCTTCCCTAAAGATCATGGGTATTGAGGCAGTCAAATCCTCTACTCCATCATCATGTCGTGGAGCACTCCGTGATGTCCTAAAACTCATGATGAATACAGACGAGCGTCAGGTGCAGAAGTTTGTCAAAGACTTCGAGAAGCAGTTTAAACAACTGCCCACAGACGAGATTGCATTCCCTCGATCATGCAATAACCTAAAGAAGTATCACGATCCAAAGAAATTGTATGGAGCACATTGCCCCATTCACGTCCGAGGTGTGCTACTATATAATAACTCTATTAAAAAGAATAAACTTACCCATAAGTATCCCCTCATTCAAGAGGGTGAAAAGATCAAGTATGTCTTCCTCAAGACACCTAACAAACTTGGTCGCCATGGGGAGAAGGGTGACTTCCAAAATGTCATCTCTTTCTTTAGGACACTCCCCTCGGAGTTTAAACTTGAGGATTACATTGATTATGATATGCAATTTTCTAAAGCATTTCTTGATCCACTTTCCGTTATTCTTGACCAGATCGGTTGGTCTGCCAAGAAGCGTGCCACACTAGAAGCCATGTTTGGTTAATTATGACAAGTAGTTTTTTCACTGAAATTGTAAAGGAGATTGATAATGAATACGCAGCAGTTGCCTCTGAAGGTATCACTGCAGGTGACATTACTCAATATGTAGATACTGGATCTTATATTCTTAACGCTCTATTGAGTGGCAGTATCTATGGTGGTCTACCTTCTAATAAGATCACAGCACTAGCAGGTGAGAGTAGCACAGGTAAAACATTCTATGCACTCTCTGTTGTCCGTCACTTCCTAGAGACTGACCCTGATGCAGGTGTCATTTATTTTGAGTCAGAGTCTGCTATCTCTCGCAGTATGATTGAGGAGAGAGGCATCGATTCTAAACGCATGATCATTGTGCCTGTCACTACTGTGCAGGAATTCCGCACTCAGGCAGTTAAGATTGTTGATAAATACTTAACTCAGAAGGAATCTGATCGCAAACCATTGATGTTTGTGTTGGATTCATTGGGCATGCTATCCACTACAAAAGAGATTGGAGACACAGAGGCAGGCAAAGACACACGAGATATGACTAGAGCACAAGTCCTTAAGGGTGCCTTTAGGGTCTTGACACTGAAACTAGGTCTTGCTAATGTACCTATGATCGTTACTAATCACACCTATGATGTTGTCGGTAGTTATGTGCCCACGAAGGAAATGGGTGGCGGTAGTGGTCTTAAGTATGCTGCTTCCACTATCGTATATCTTTCCAAAAAGAAGGAGAAAGATGGTACGGATGTGGTTGGGAATATTATCAAGGTCAAGGCAGCAAAGTCTCGACTTACAAAAGAAAATTCACAAGTAGAGACGAGGTTATTCTATGACGAACGCGGACTGGACAAGTATTATGGGTTACTGGAATTGGGTGAGAAGTATGGAATCTTCCAACGGATCGGTAATCGCTACCGTGTTGGTGAATCTTCTGTTTATCCTAAGTCTATTCTCGCTGATCCCGAGAAGTACTTCACAGAAGAAGTAATGCATGAATTGGACGAAGCCGCTAAAAAAGAATTCTGTTATGGCGAGTGATTTAAAAGATTTTATCCGAGTGTATGATAATGCACTCGACCCAAACTGCTGCAACAATGCGATTAAACTCTTCAACGAGACACCTGATGCACAGGATCGTTGGGAGAATTCTCACAAACCGCAGTTTACCCAGATGAATATCACTCTCCTTGCTGAGAGAGATAAGAATCAGAAATGGACAGCGATCCAGAATCAAATTATTACTGCTATTCAAAACGTATCCGAATTTTATATGCGTGATACAGGGTGCTCACCCTTTTGGCCACCTAAGAATAGTATTGAGCAGATCCGTATGAAGAAGTATTCAGTTGATACTGAGGATCGATTTGATATTCACATTGATGTAGGTGACTATGCTACGGCACGTCGCTTCCTTGTTATGTTTTTCTATCTTAATGATGTCAATGAGGGAGGAGAGACTACCTTTCCTGCTCTAGATCTTAAGGTAAAACCAAAGCAAGGTAGTGTGCTATGCTTCCCTCCTGTATGGATGTATCCTCATCTCGGAGAGCAACCTATTAGCAATGACAAATACATTGTAGGCACATATCTACACTATCAATAATGCCAGGTATAGAAGAAATTGTTATTAGTAATCTGATTTGTAATCCAGATTACATGAGAAAGGTTTTACCTTTCGTGAAAGAAGAATACTTTGATGATCTATCACAGAAGGTAGTCTTCAAAGAGATATCTGAATTTGTTAATGAGTATGACAACCTCCCAGAGCCTAATGCTATTGCTCTAGAGGTTGAGAAGCGTAAAGATTTGACAGAGGATGCTGTTAATCAAGTCCTACAAATCCTTAAAGGACTAGATAGGACGGAGTATAATGAAGATTGGTTGCTTGACACTACTGAGAAGTGGTGTAAAGAGCGAGCGATTTATAATGCTCTCATGGAGTCTGTCCAAATTGCTGATGGTCAGGATAAGACTCGTAATCAGGATGCAATTCCGTCAATTATGTCGGACGCACTTAGTGTGTGCTTTGATGACCATGTAGGACACGATTACATTGAGGATTCAGAGTCAAGATATGACTTCTATCACAGAAAAGAAGAAAAGATCCCATTTGATCTCGACTTCTTCAACAAAATTACAAAAGGTGGGTTACCTAATAAGACTCTCAATATCGCACTTGCTGGTACAGGTGTCGGGAAAAGTCTATTCATGTGCCACGTCGCTAGTGCCTGCCTCTTGCAGGGCAGAAACGTTCTCTACATTACACTTGAAATGGCAGAGGAGAAGATTGCTGAGCGAATTGATGCCAACCTCCTCGACGTCCCAATCCAACAACTAAGTGATCCCTTATTCAGTAAGAGTAAGTATCAATCTAAGATAGACAAGTTGTCAGAGAAGACACAGGGTCGCCTTGTTATCAAGGAGTATCCCACTGCATCTGCACATGTTAATCACTTCAAGTCTCTACTCAATGAGTTGTCACTGAAGAAAGGTTTTCATCCTGACATTATCTTTGTAGACTATCTTAATATCTGTGCATCGTCACGATATAAAAACAACATTGTGAATTCCTATACTTATGTCAAATCAGTTGCCGAAGAGTTACGAGGACTCGCAGGCGAATTTAGAGTCCCGATCGTGTCCGCTACGCAAACCACTCGCTCAGGCTACGGCAATAGTGACGTGGAGCTTACTGATACTAGCGAGTCTTTCGGTCTGCCTGCAACTGCTGATCTTATGTTTGCACTTATTGCAACTGAAGATCTAGAAAACATGAATCAAATCATGGTCAAACAGTTAAAAAATAGATATAATGATCCTACAGTCAACAAACGTTTTGTGTTAGGTATTGACAGAGCGAAGATGAGGCTGTATGATTGTGAGCAGTCTGCTCAAGACAATATTCTTGATGCTAATCAAGAAGAATTTACAACCGATACCAAATCCAAATTTCAAGGTTTTAAAATATGAAGGTTAATCCTGGCGGTTTTGCCCCTGCACCAGAGACAGGTGGTGGTGATGACATCCAACAACAAGCAGAGAAGTTTTCTAATGCTGCAACGGACGCTGCAGAAAACTTTGAGCGAGCAGCGAAAGAAGCAGCAGAAGAAGCACCTAAGGATGCAGAAGATGTTGTAACTGATCAACGCTTTAATAGTGCTTATAAGACTAAGCAAAAGGTAAGGCAGAAGATGAAGACTGCTGAGAAAAATAAGAAGTCAGGTGCCAACAAAATCAACATTAACTTTGATAGGTATGCTGAATTTGTAGATCAAACATGCTCTAACCCTAGTAAAGACTACAAAGTCTTTAAGGCACGGATGGATGAGTTGACTGCAAACGGTTGCGATATCAATCGTCTTGACACTGCTGCCTCAGGAATGTCTGCAGAAGGCGGTGAGTTTATGGAGATCGTAAAGAAACTTAAATACCAAGGCAAACCATGGAATGAGGATACCAAGGATCACCTTATCAAAGAGTTGGGTGACGTCCTATGGTATGCACAGAATGCATGTGCTGCACTTGACGTCCGTATGGATGAAGTTATCTATATCAATACTCTGAAACTAGCAGCACGCTACCCTAAAATGAAGTTTGATGAGTATTACTCCGAAAATAGGAAACCAGGTGATATCTAATATTGGTAAGGTCTGGAAGTATAGTCTAGGAAGTTTTAGTGATGATAAAACTAAACCATATGACAACTATGTTGCTGCCGTCCGCTCTGTTATTTTCATTTCTTATCTGGTTACTAATTGTTTTATCATTTCTGGTGTCATAAGACACTGGAATAATAGATCTGATTGTGACGAACCTAAATACAAGGTGTTACCAGTAACGACACATGTCACGCAAGACAGATCAAGAGCCCCTGATGGATGGAGAGGGGGCATCAGCAAAACCTCTTAAAGTAAATGCGGGGTTTCAATATGAGTTGGATCTCATCAGGGCACTGAGAGAGAAAGGTTTTAACGTGTCTGATCCTGCAGGAGCGGACAGTGCCAAGGCAGACTTGGAGTTGACACCTACTTATAAAGCACAGGTTATTAAGTTTGAGTTAAAGGAGAAGTTGTCTGCCGACTTCGCTCAAATGAATTTTGATTTTGATACTGGGTCAATGCAGTTTACCATTGACAAGACTAAAGCATCTGCTCAGAAGGAAGCAGCAAAGACAATGATTGGTATTGCTGAGTCTTATAATATTATAAGAGAAGCAAACGCTCATTGGAATCCTAAAAGAAATATACCTGCTAAGTTTACGTTGTCGAATGATGCAACCCTTACACAACGTAAGTCAGCACACTCACTAGATCTTAAGAGATTTCCAGATAAGTTTCTAGCAGAGGGTCAAGCAGCAGCAAGAGAGGTAGAGAAATACTACAACTCAAAGAATACTTATTATATACAGGTGAAAGGAAAGGGACTATATTATATGGGAAGAGATGTTGAGGGATATGGATGCCCACAATTCTCTACCTCTGTAGCAAACAGTAGTATCAGAATTCGTATTAAGACTAACTCCAAGTCGAATGCAAGATGGTCGTTTCTGATGGCACTCAAGATCTCAGGACTTAGAAAGAGTAGTATGGATCTAGATGGCGACACGAATTTCCTGCTCAAGCCAGGTTTATAAGTGGCACACTACTTCACCATTACCGTAACCTATACATTATAATAAAGGCATGGCAAAAAACACCCATCTAGAGCACCTCGAAGACGACATCTTTAATCAGGGGTCAGCAGGTGCTGCCAATGCAGTCAATTTTCTAGAGTCACTTCGTGACATGCTTACAGCAGGTCAAGGTGGTGCCAATACAAAGGTGACTGTGAAGTGGGATGGTGCACCTGCTGTGATCTGCGGTAAAGATCCACAGACAGGTCAGTTTTTTGTTGGCACAAAGTCAGTCTTTAATAAGACGACACCAAAAATAGGTTACAATGAAGAATTCATCGACTTCCACTACGAAGGTGCTATCAATGGCATCCTCAAACAGTGCTACAGAGAGTTATCCAAACTCCCTATTGAGGGTATCCTCCAAGGTGATCTCCTCTATACTTCTACCCCTCCTCTTGTTGCCATTGGTGGTAAGCGAGGCTATAGATTTAAACCAAATACAATCACTTACCTTGTAGATCAGAATAGTGAGATGGGTGGAAAGGTTGCAAAGTCTAAACTTGGCATCGTATTTCACACACGCTATTCTGGTAGTGATATAACTAGTTTGTCTGCATCATTTGGTGTAGATGTATCTGGTTTACAGAAGGTCAAAGACATTGCTGTATTCTCATCGACATTCCAAAACGTGAATGGTATTGCCAACCTAACGATTAGTGAGAGAAATCAGATCAACAATACTATTAGGCAGGCAAAGAGCAATCTTAAGTCTGGTGGTAAGTTTCTTGACGTCATAGTAAAGGATAAGAGTAGTTTCTCTCCTGCATCTATGTTTAAGATCTACTTCAACCAAGTTATTCGTAGTGGAAAGATCCCTACTACCTCTATGGGTATGGCAAAGGGGTTTGAAACCTTCCTAAACGACAGGTATAAGAAGGAAATCATCAAGAAAAAGACTGAGAAGTCACAGAAAGAATGGGAGAAGCGTCGTGCAGACTCTATTTCTTTCCTAAATAGTAACAAGACAACTATGTTCGCTGCTCTAGCAGGTTTCCGTAATCTAATGGACGCTAAGAATATGGTTATAAATAAACTGAAAAAGATTGAAGGTGTTGGCACCTTCCTCGAAACCGAGACAGGTTATCGTGTAACAAGTCCAGAAGGGTTTGTTGCTATTAAAGATGGCACTGCACTCAAACTCGTTGACAGACTTGAATTTAGTCGTGCCAACTTCACCGTAGCAAAAGATTGGGGCTAATGCGTTTTCTAGATTTCATTCGAGAAGCAAAAGACACAAAGACAAAGAAACCCTCAGCGTCCGCAAAGGGTCAATCTTCCAGTGCAAAGAAGAATCAACAACCAGATGACCCCCACGTTGCAATTACTTTTGGCAGGTTTAACCCTCCTCATGCTGGCCATGGTAAGTTACTCGATGCTGTTAGATCTTACGGAGGAGACTCTGGAAACTATAGAATCTACCCATCAAGATCCCAAGACCACAAGAAAAACCCCCTCTCAGCAGACCAAAAAGTAGGTCACATGAGAAAGATGTTTCCACATCACAAGGACAAGATCCAAAATAACGAGGCACACCGTAATATCTTTGACATCCTTAGAGACTTGAATGACGAAGGTCATGCTCATGTTACTATGGTTGTCGGTGATGACCGAGTAAAAGAATTTGAAACACTAGCAAACAAATACAACGGAGTCCATTACGACTTCAAATCTATCAATATTAAATCAGCAGGTGCTAGGGACGATAAGTCCGACGATCCTATCGAAACCATGTCAGCATCTAAGATGCGTGCACATGCACAAGGTAATGATCATGATTCATTCCATGGTGGAATGCCAAAGGGTATCAGCAAGAAACACAGTGCACAACTGATGGCAGATGTCCTTAAGGGTATGACCCCACCACCTAAGAGTAAGAAACCTAAGAAGGGTGAAGGACTACATGAGTGGTTGAATGAATCTGTATGGGAATATGCACCTAAACTAGACTACGAAAACTTTCGTGACTACTATATGCTTAACCACATCTTCAAGGTGGGTGCACTAGTAGAGCATGATGACACAGGTCTTACAGGACATGTTGTGCATCGTGGCACTAATTATGTAATATTCAGAATGCCAGATGGCAATGAGCACCGTGCATGGTTACAGCACATCACTGAGAGAGAAGATCAATCTAACTATTCTGCAGACGATGGTAGTGGTAATACATGGAAAGTAGGCACAGATGCATACCGTAAAGCAGTGCAAGACATGACACCTGGACAAGCGACAATCAAATTTAGTGACTTTAGAAAGAAGTCTAAGACTAAATAATAATACATTCTTGACGACCAACTTAGTAAAGCAATGACTTTAGATATCAAAGTGTCTGCTGCACTCATGAAGTATTCCTTCCTAGAGCAGAGAAAAATCTTCCATGCACTAGAGACTGGCACTGTAGACAAACTGACTAAGCATCTACAAGAGGGTGCTGAGAAAGCAATCGACGCAATGGACTCATGGGAGCCTATCGTTGAGGGTTATGGCGGGTTTCCTATTGAAAAGGAAGCAGTTGCTAAGAAGAAGATGGAGTTTAAGCGTGACAAGAATGTAGGTAGAGTCGTCACCTCTGGTGGAGATCAGATGCTAGTCACTGGTCGTAAGGCAGACGGACGCTATGTTGTTATGGGTAAGGACGGTCGTAAGACTGCAAAGGATGCAGTTGATATCGGTGTCGTTGCTAAAGAGCAGGTAGTGGGTGTTGATCTCGATGACCTGCATGAGTCAATGAAACAGGCTCGTAAGAATGTTGGTGCGTCTACTTGTTGGGACGGATACAAGGCTAAAGGCACCAAGAAAAAGGGAGGAAAGGTAGTCCCTAACTGCGTTAAAGAAGATGAGGTCGCTGAGGGTAAGAAAGGATTGTGGGATAACATTCACGCCAAGAGAAAGAGAGGCGAGAAACCTGCAAAACCTGGTGATAAAGATTACCCCAAGACACTTAACGTAGAAAGTAACCAAAGTTTTGATGCAATGATAGAAGCATTGTGTCTACCAGAGTATGAGGATCTAACGTTTGATGAGATCCATGACATCTGTGTAGAGACTCTTCTTGAGTTGGATCAACCATTGCTCAATGAGGCAATCGATCTTATTGATTCAATGGAGCTTCTTACTGAGGCACCAAGTCAGCACTCTGCAAATCCTAATATTGCAGTGCAGGCACCTCAGAAGAAGAAGGAATCAGCAGCACCTGCAGGTAAACCATCCCTCAAGGATCGTATCAAGGCAGGTCTTAAGACTGCTGCTAAAGTAGTTGCTAAAGGTGCCGTTAAGGGTGCTAAGTATGCAGGTAAAGCTGCAGGCATGGCAAAAAATACAGCAGGCAAAATGGCTTCTGCTGCCAAAGACGGTTACAAATCGACCCAGACTGGGACATCCTCATCTGGATCTAGCAAATCTACCTCTTCCACAATGAGTGACACTCCACCTAAGGATGCAGGATCATCTTCCTCGTCTTCTACTAGTGGTGGTGGATCAACAACAACCTCTGGATCTTCTGGATCTGGTGGTGATGGATCAAAGACTAAAGAGAATTTGAAGAAATTCGGATCTGCTCTTAAGAAAGGTATCAAGAAAGTTGTTGGTAAAGGATCTCGTTTAGTCTCCAAAGGAGCTGGCAAACTCGCAAAACGTTTGGGAGAACAGTCCAGATACGATTGGAGAAGTAACATTAAAGGAGACATTTGATGCAACCTACAAGCAAAACTGTTGATAGGAAAAGTGGTCTCAAGACTGTTACTAAGAAAGGTATTACAGTTAATCCAAAGAAGGAAGATCTTATGAAAGAAGCACTAAGAAACAGCGTTAAGGCATCTATAGATAGTCTTAAAGAAGCTGCTAAGAAAAATGCCAAAGGCAAAACCAAAGGTAAAGTCAAACGTTGGTGGGACGACGATGGTGATGGCATTGGCTATGAGCCTCATGAAGTAAAGAAGGAGCATCATCAGACTGATGCAGAAGGCAATGTGATTCCACATGAGGACGAAGAAGATAAAGCAGCAAAGGCTGTTATTAAAGAGAGAATGAGACAAAAGATGATCTCTTTAACACAACAACATGATGCACAACAAGCTGGACTTGAGCCTACTGAATATAAAAAGCTATAAATAAGGTACCCCTTGTTTATAGAATTATGTTGAGCTTTCTAATGCCCCTTGCCTATAAGGTAATTGATTCAGCAGTCGCTAAGATTCCTGACGACGCAGAATTGGGCGAAAAACTTATCGATATCTGTCTCCTTATCATCGGAAAGGCAGTAAAACTTACTAAAACCACAGCAGATGACGCTCTCTTTGAGAAAGTGAAGGAAGCTTTGGCTGCAAAGGAGTAAGTTATATAAATAACATATAGATGATACCACCCCGCTACTAGAGAAAAATGGCTGTATTTGGACTACTCGATGCGAAAGCAATGGGCACAAACATTGGTGTAACCAATGGAGATGCCACCGTAACAACTTCTGGAGACTTCACGGACGCTTCTGACAACCTTGTCAAAGTAGGTGACGTGTTGGAAATCTCTGGTGTCGCTTACATTGTAAAACAAGTAACGTCAGCAACTGCTCTAGAGCTTCATAAGGTGTATGCAGGATCTACTGCAACAATCACCGCAGCAAATGCCGTTAGAAGGACTCCTCCTAAGGCAGTAGCAGAGTACGTTATCAAGGGTGGCGATAGCATCTCTGACTATCAGCTCGTATTTGTTGACGAGACTGAGAGAACTAAAGCAGCAAACAAGTCTAGAGGTATCACTGGTCCTGGTTGGTGGTTGTATCGCACATACACCACATACAATGGTGACACACGTCATAAGGCAGAGTGTCTCGCATTTACTCACGCTACCGCAGCCGCGGCTGGCGATGACGCAGACGATACAGTGGTAGCAGACGTCCAAGAAACAATCACTATCGGCACACAACCTGCAAACTCTACTTCATCTAGTGGAGCAGGGACATTCGCAGTTGCTGCCACAGTTGATCAGTCTGGCACCATCACTTACAAGTGGCAGAGACAGACTGCAAGTGCTACTGTTAGATGGGTTGACATCGCTGCCAACACAGACACAGGTATTACATACGCAAACTTCACCACTGCAACTCTTGCATATAGTGGACTTTCAAGCAATGCGTTGGACGGACAGAAATATAGATGTGTTGTTAACACCTCTAAGGGTGCTGAAGAAGTTATCACTAACGGATCCGCAACTCTTACATTCGGAAGCTGATAAATAAAATCAGGAAAATCCTGATTCGTAATGCGTTTTGAAAGTTTAACCGATAAGAATCACTTGCTGTTTGCAATCAAACACTATAGTAATCCGCAATCGGTTACCGTGGATGACTTCATGGAAGACATGAAGAAATTCAAATATCTTAAGCGACTGCTTAAAAGATACTTAAAGACTGGGACATTACGTACAAACTTAATAATCAACCATCTGGTTATACTATTCAATGTGTTTGGTGAGGCAACCATACCGTTGCTAATGTATAAGCTTGAGCGTGAGTATTGGTCTATACTTAAAACCTTTCTAATATTTTTAGATAGGTATCCAGAAATCAATGCAGGCTCATTTAACGATGTGGATATTGATATGGATGTATACGATACCTTGACGTCAATCAATGATTAATGAAGATGCCCCAACAATGAGTGCAGGCAACGGTGGATTCTCTGGATCTGCTGCTGCTAGTGGTCCTGTTGCAGGGTATGACCCCATGCTAGGGGGAAAGAAAGTCAAGAAGAGAAAGTATAAACCCAAAGGACACGTTGTAACTAACGTAGGAATAGGAGAAGAAGCAAGTCACTATCAAAAAGATAGCAGCATCATCCCTTACCTTATTCATTTCGATGGAATCGATTCATATGTTTTGTACGGTAAGTCACCGTCAGAAATAAAGATACAACTCAGAAAGATCTACAGACCTGAGGTGCATAACAAGATTAAAATCACACGACTATACCCTAATCAAGTAATCAAATTCTACTGGGACAAGAGACAAAAAGCACTAGGCGTATAATGTCTGACATTAATTCTGCAATATTAGAAAGATTAGAAAGAGTAGTTGACACATTACAGGAAAATTCTGTAAAGATGGGTCAACTTCTTGCTGTACACAATGAAAAACTGGACAAGCAAGACAAGATCGATCAGGTTTTGTTTGAAAAGGTTGACAGAATCCACGCAGATATTACTAGAGAGACAGATGCTATCAAGAAAGGATGTGAGAGAGACATCCGTCTGGTAGACGACAGACTCCGTATGATGGAGAAGAAAATGTGGACTATCGCAGGTGCCCTCACAGTAATTTCTTTCGTAGTGTCTCCTGCAGGCCAGAAAATTTTAGGTAACGTGTTGACACCTGAGCAACAATCCAGTATGATGGTCGGAGAGATGCACCGACTTGAATGAGTTACATTGATACCCAATACATTGATCGTGTTGGTGTCAGATTAGAAAAATTCAAACATCAAGGACGCACCTACAACTTTAGGTGTCCCT